AAATTGTAAAGATCCTCAATCATCATGAACTGCTCAGAATCTGCGGGCAAACTGCCCAGCTGGCCCCGGGGCCACTTGATCCGGAATTCTGTGTTCTCTTTTAAATCTTTTTCCATTAGTTCTAATGTAGTTGAAATTCTATTTTGGGTCTCAATGATACCGAAGTAAGCCCAGGTCCCGATCGCGACCATGGCGATCAAAGAGGCTACCGTTTTCATCGGCATCTGAACGGCCGCTTCCTCCGAAATTTTGAGAGGTTTACCCATTAGTTATATGAATACCCTGATGGGGTATCTTCCTTTTCTAAAATTTTAAATAATTGTTTATGTTGTTCCATAATGTCTTCGTCTGAATCTTTCATCTTATCAACCTGGTCTTCTAGCTTAAGTACTTGTCTCTCTAATTTATCCACTTTATCTTCATGCACGGCTTGAATTGTAGAGAGCTCAAATGTACGGCTAAGGCTCCAGCCACCCAGGGCTATGAGCAATCCAACTAATAATGTCATAAGCTTGTCAGCCATTAAAATATAATCTCCATGACTAAGTATAGCGTAATAAAGATGAACATTCCAGTCATTTGAATGTCATAGGGGAAATTGGTCATTCTTTTTGGTTTATATCTCCCCAAATAATTTTGTATTTTAACTTGCCACCATCATCCCCCTGCGTATGATCAGTGGGTTCTTCAATCTGAAGAACATGCTTTACGCCTTTACACCCAACAGAAAAAAGACACAACAAACCGATGATTATAGAAGATATTAAATATTTCATCCATCTAGTCGTTTTGTTTCTTTTTTTTCTTGCGATGCTTCTTGCCCTTAACATCTTTAAAGTTCGATATCTCATTTTGTATTACCTCAATTTTCATTTTAATCACAACCATATCTTGTGATAAGGAAAATGATCTTTGTAGTGACCATCCTCCGAGCGCTAATACAATAGCGAGTAAAGCAGTTATTAATTTATCATTCATTATTTACCTTAGGCGTATATTCATACGTTTGTTGTTCTGCGTTTTCTTGTTCGTCTTTTATTTGACAACATGTACCTGATTTTTCTTTTTCTTTGGTATGCATATTGCAAGTTCGTTTTTCTTCTATTGACATACTTCACACTCTTCGTGTTTGCAGTCATTACAGGGACACACTCCATACATATCTGAATGTTCACCTACGTTACAATGACAATCACAATTACATTCAGTACATTTTTGCATTATTAACCTTGTATTGTTTGCTGGCAGGAAGGACAAGATTTTTTAAATCTTGAATGAGCTTGGCAGTGAGATAGAACTTTAGAAATTGCTTCTTCTTTTATACCAAATATTTTTTTCCATATAGCTTTAATTAATTTAATCATTTTTCTTTTCCTCAATGTTGTAGAAGAATCTATCTGAATCTTCGGTCTTCCATCTTCTACTATTCTCAACAGTCCAATCACTGGTTTGTACCTTCCAATCAGTTGGAACTTCATCTTTCACCGTGAAAGACGGTATGCTCCAGATTAATCTATTGTTTGGCTGAGCGGCGTAATTACCATTTTCAAGTGCCATTACGTGGGCACACTTATGTTCTTGCGGAATCTCAGAATGATCCGTATCGACTATATTACCTTCTGGGTGGGCCCAGTCAACTGTAAAAAGATAATTGCCATGATACCATGACTTATTTTTTCCTATATATTTCCCAGATTGACCAGCTAAAATATCGTAAGTAGTAATAGCAGGATAATAACTAAAACAATTCCAAAGCTCCAACTCGTCAAGTCGCATCCTAGGAACTTTTTTGACATCAAATCCTCGCTGTATGAAGGCGCTAATCGGTAAACGATAGAAGACAGCACCATTTTCCATAATTGCATGAAAGAGTAATGCATGGCCTGTAATCGATGCCATCCCAAAGATGAGGCAGTCTTCAGCTTCTCCCACATGTCCGGAAAGGTCATATAGATATTCTCTTCTGACCTGCGCGTAGGTCGCAGGAATATTTGCGTTTAAGTATGCCATCCAACATAAAACCTTACAGTGCTGCGATTATTAAAATCACAAGTACAACACCTGCACCGATCACCATTTTTCTGTGATCTTTCCACATGTGCTCAATTGCTTCTCTTATCATTTCCATAGTTTCCTCCTAATGTATGTCACCCCAGTTTTTACCTGATTCGTAGTCTACCTTATTAGGTATCTCTAAATCAACCGCAGATTCCATAATTTCAATTATATGTTTAGCTTGTTTATCACTTTCTACAGAAATATCTAGTTCGTCATGTATCTGAATATGAGGAACTATTCCTTCTTTATAAAGTTCTAACATAGATTTTTTAGTCATGTCTGCTGCTGATCCTTGAATTAATTTATTTAAGGCTTTGTAAGTATATGCTCTTCTAATACCTGGGCCATGTTCTTGAACAGCTTGATCAAAAGGTAATGCCTTATGCATTCCAAAACTATTTGGTTCCCATAAATGAAACCGACACAGTCTTCCTAAAAGAGTTCTGATTTGTCCTCTTTGTTGGGCTCTATTTGAAACACCCTTCATTAAAGTTTTAACAAAAGGAACTCGGCTGTGATAAATAGAAAAAAGTTCTTCAGCTTTTTCTTTGGATACTCCCAGTTCGGCTTGAAGTTTTGCTTTACCCATTCCATAAAATAAACCTAGATTAATAACTTTAGCTTGAGGTCTAGGAATCTGAGCCATCTTTGCAACAATCGTATGAAAGTCTGCATCTCCTTCATGGTAAGCATTTTTAACATTAAAGACACTTGCGTCTTGATCTAAGGATGCGTAGTGAACAACCAGTCGGGGCTCTTGTTGGTTGTAATCAAAGCATCCCCACTCGCACCCTGATTCTGGTAAAAATAGGGATCGAATCAGAGGACCTAAGTCTTTATTACGAGCAGGAATTTGTTGTAGATTTGGATTAGAATAGCTGAATCGTCCTGTTACGGTTCCTCCAGTATCGGATCTAATTTGATTAATATCTGCGTGAATTCTTCCTAAATGTTCATATCTAATAATTGTATCAATAAAAGTTGTGTGGGCCTTGTTAATTTCTCTAGCTTCTGCTATCGTTCTTACCAAAGGATGTTTATGAGAAGAAAGAAAATTTTTGGTAAATGATGGCGCATTGGTTTTTGCAGTTCTTTCATAAGGTAAATTTAATTTTTCAAATACTTTTGCAATCGATCGTGCAGCCCATATTTGGGTATCTAGTCCTGTTTCTTTTTTTATTTTGTGGAGTAACATTTCTTCTGATAATGTTAGGTCTCTCTTTAGTTCATGAGCTCTTTCAACGTTCACTTTCACTCCAAGAAACCTCATGTCCACCAGGCAAGGAAAAAGATCCGTTTCCAATTCAAAAATAGCTCCTAGATCCTGGTCGCTTATTTCTTTCTGCATGGCTTTCCATAATGATAAGGTCAGCTCTGCATCACGTTCTGCATAATTACCTACATACATGGATGGCAGCTTCCACATGTCTGCCTTAGGATCAACTCCCCACTCATTCGCGGCCGCTTTTAATTCGGTTTCGTTTTTACCTTTACCAACATAGTCCCACCCTAAACTATTAAGATCATATCTAAATCTATTCTCATTTACTAAAGAAGCTGCAATCATGGTGTCAACGATTCTTCCATTAATTTTAATACCCATCGAACGAATCCAACACACATCGTACATGGCATTATGAAAAACTTTATCCGCAGGACATTCACAAACGTCCTTAAACCATTGAATTACTTTATCTTTTTCTAGGTTTCCTCCTCCTTCATGATCGAAGGGAAAGTATCCTGAGTAGCCATCAACCGCAACGGCGATGCCTACCACTTTGCCGTTACCAATAACAGAACCTGACCCCATAGATTTTAAATCCGGATCCCAAGTTTCTAAATCAATTGCAATGGTATCTGCTTGTCTTAAATCTGGAAATTCTTCGGGCTTAACCCATTCAGTTTGTGCTTCAAACATCTAGTTTATAGAACGTATACTTTAATGTAAGTTCTTCTCCTTCCTTAATGTTTCTTAATGTTATTAAATTCCATTTCTTATAGGGAAGAGGTTGCGAGGGATTGTCTTCGTTGAACATTCTAAGTTCAGCCTTAACGCAGTTAGCATCTTCGGAATGATTTAAAAATCCTCCTAGGGGCGTGCGAATAAGATGATCACCGATCTTGACATGAGTCATTCCTAGATTGGTACCTTGACCAATACCTTCTTTAGCAAAAATTCCCATGTCATGAATATCAGAAAAATTTAATCGTAATTGTTTGGGTAATGGTTTATACATCGGAGTAATCTCTTTCAATAATCATATCTATAAAGTGTTTTGCTTTTTCGAGGTCTTGTCTTTTTCCTTTCAATCGGTGTCTCAAGATATATTTTATAACGCATCCTTCTGGATAAAGCAACTCGTTTTCAATTACAAATTTGCTGGGCTGAATTTTAAAATTCTGATAGTGGGATCCACCAATTTGCTTGTCGTAGGGATTTTTCATATTTTAAACTCCTTTGATTTGTTTTTAGATTTTATTAAAAATAAATTTTGCATGGTACGGGTTAGACCCACATACCAAACTCTAAATTCTTCTTCTTGTTTTGCTTGAGATTTTTTTGCTCCTTTGATAGTATTCGCCGTTTCATTTAAAAATAAAACTACATTAGTGGCTTCTCCCCCTTTTGCGGCATGAATCGTTGAAACTTTAATCCGAGGGGGTTTGGATAAATCTTCTTTATTTAAAAGCATCGCCTTCATATATTCTCTTTTTGAAAGTGAGATATTAGTAAAGACATCAAACCAATGTTTGGTGTAGTCTATACTAGTCGTACCCATATTTTCCATTATCCTTTGTTGATGAATTTCTGAAACTGGTTCTCCGTTTTTCATTTTTTCCCAATTCAGAATGTCTTCATACAAAGTTTTACCTATACTATTTCCTTGTACAGTGCTGAAATATAATCCTTTTCTTTTGAGAAAAGGTGGAATCGGTTTCCATAAACTTTTTGTTCTTGTTAGAATTAGCCATTCCCCTTCTGTAAGATCTATGTCATTTAGTTTGTACCGTTCGTAAATATTTCCTGGAATGGCTTTAGGTAAATAGTTTTTAGGAATTCTATTAAAGTAAATACGATTGATCACTTTAAGAGCCTCTGTTTGAATAGAACTAGGGACTCTTTGAGATTGGTCCAGCAAAATTTCTCGTGCTTGCCACTTAATAAACGAATCCACGTCAGCTCCAGCCCAACCAAAGATAGCTTGATCATCATCTCCTGCAATCCAGACATCGCAGTCTGTATCTTTTTCTATTTTCTGAATCATGGCCCACTGGATCAGTGAGAGATCTTGTGCTTCATCAACGAAGATAACTTTAAATTGTGGTAATTTTAAAGGATTTTGTTTTAAAAACTTGGAAATCATATCCGTGAAATCAATAAGGCCAAATGTTTTTTTGTAGTTATTAATTTCTTTTTCAATCGCTATAAGTTTATCTCTAGTAATCCAAGTTAAATGTTCATTTAAATCAAACTGATCTTCCACAGGGATTTGTTTGACCCTGGCTAAATTAATTAGACTTAAGTATTCGCTGTCTGAAGAAAAAATCCCATTAAAATTATTAGTTTCATAGGCTGCATATTTAACTTGAATTCCGCAAGTTTCACCAATGGATAAATAATTACCTTCTTGCATTACGTTTTCTTCTTTAAGTCCTAAATTATTAAACGCTAGTGAGTGTAGGGTTTGAAAATATTTTATATCTTTTTTAGTTAAGTCTTCGTTCTTGGCCAAGAATCTATCACGTGCTTCTCCTGCTGCTTTACGAGTAAAGGCAAAGTATCCAATTTCATTTAATGATAAACCTTTCTTAACATACCGGTGGACTTCATTTAAAAGTCTTCTTGTTTTCCCTGTTCCTGGAGGTCCAACTACTTTATAACGTGCCATTAATAATTTGCTCCTTTCCGTTCAACGGGTTTATATTCTATTTTGTTTACATGG